CCCTCCTCGCCAGGCTGCGGGAGAAGGGGGTGGTGGGATGAGCGACGGCCCCGGAATACCGCATCCGCACACTGGCGGATATCTGCGCCATCCCCGCCGACCGACGGAAAGCGTTCGTCGCTGATCTGCTGATGTGGTTGGAAACGCGCGAGAGCTTCGCGGATCAGTTGAACGCCGTCTTGAAGGGGCCGCCGGAATATGCCGCCACGCCCATCCCGCCGTCAGTCTGGTTTACATGGGTTGATGATGGCGTCATCGGGCCGTCCGGCGTGCAGATCGAGATAGGGGGCGCACCATGACCCACACCCCACCCCTAACCATCCGCCGCACCGAGGAGCCCCTCCCCCCGCTCTACGCGATCCGCTGCGTCCGCTGGGCAGACGGCACGCCGGGCGAGGACGCATACCTCGGCGGATGGCTGACGGCCGAGGCGCGCGATGCGGCGATTTTGGCGCGGGGGTGGGTGGAAGACGCTTAGGCATCCCTCACATCAATCCAGCACTCCCCCCCGTCCTGCACCGCCGCCGTGATCTTGGCGAATAGGGGCTCGAACGCCATGCGGGATTGGCCGACTGAGTTGGTGCCTCGCGTCACGCCAGTAAGCAAACAACCCTCGGTATCGGCCGCCGTGTTCCCCGGATGGATGCGGATACCCTCGAACCCCGGCACGTCCACCAGCAGAGGAAGCGGGCGTTGGAAGCGGTTGGAAAACGTCACCACCACGCGATACCGCCCCGCCGGGATGGCCGTCTGACCGGGCACCTTGACGCCGGGCGGCCGCACCACGTCTTCACAAACGTAGCACTCGTGGACGCCATCGCAGAACAGTTCGCCGATGGTCGCGCCGTCGTGGCTGGGCTGGCGTTGGAGGAGGAGGTTCATGGCGCCGTCACCATGGACCGACCAAGCGTGGCCACGATCGCGCGGAAAGTATGGTCCTTCACCTTTTGCTCAAAAGGCAACACGTCATACGGCACGATGCAAGGATGCGTTTTCATGTCCGCATCCTTCTTGTCGCCATAAACCCAGCCGGCGGCGATCTTGTCCGCCATCCATGCGTCATGCTGTGCTGATGCCGGCGCGTTCGGATTGGCAAGCGCGAACTGCACGCCGGCCATGGCGCTATCGCGTTGCCATTGTTCGGCGTCGGCCCAGGGCCGTTGCGAAAAATCGCCCGCCGCTTCGCATATGGCGCGGTTCACCTCATGGCAAACGCACGCGATATGCTGAATATCAAGTTCGTTCATGGTGCTTCCTTGGGTTGTGGTATATGAACGTGGTCACTTCGGCGCAAATCTCAGATGCTGCCACCACCAATCGGCTCCGCCATCAAGGTAGTGATGTTTGTGGATGTGCCGCTTCCATACTCGCCGAAGCCAGACAAACCCGGCATCAACGGTGAAAGTCGGCAACCAAGCGAACGCCTTGATCCATGGCCCCTTGGGATCGCCGAACAAGGGCGCATATGGGTCTGGCCTCACTTCGGCGCACTCTGCCAAAGCATCTTGTCTTTCTCCTGCGAGCCGCGCGACGAGCCGAAATAGTATTGCAGAACCGCACCAAGCGCACCGCCGAGCGTGCCGATCATCAGGTTGAGAGCGGTCGCGTTGGCTGCTGGCACATCCCGGAACGCCATCACGCCGAGCAGGCTAAAGAACCCCATGACCACCCCGGCGGCAATCATGGCCGGTGTGTGATCCCGAACCGCGATCTCTCGCCCCCGCGCGTTGGCCAAGTCCTCGTAGCCAAGCTGGCTCTCCTGCACGTCCAACTGCCGCATCGCGACCTTGAAGTCGTTGTCAGCCTTCCGCAGCGCCGCCAACTGTTCCGGCGTGGCGTTCTGAATGGCCGTTGCGATCTGATCCTGCGGGGTCCCCGAAGGAAGCCCAAGCGCATCGCACACGAACTGCACCGCCTGACCTGCCAGCGGTCCACCTGCGGCGCGAGCGAGCGTCGGCGCGATGATCCCCAGAGCGCCCTTCGCGAAGTCGATGAAGTCTGCCATGTCCCCTCCTAACCAGCCGTAGCCGTAGAGCCCTTCTCCAACTGAGAACGCCGCCAGATCGACGCCACCTGATTCTGCAATTCCTTGAGTGCGTTCTCTAGCGACAGCAGCCGCCCTTGCGTCTCGCCCTCAGTCTTGGCCGACTGCCGGCGGTATGCCTCGCTCTCCTTGACCGCGACGGACGCCTCGTTGCGAATGTCCGTGATCTGCGAGCGCAGTTCTCGGAATCCGGCCTGCATGTCCCGCACGCCGTCGCGCATGTTCACGAGTTCAATTGCGATCCACCCTAAGAGCGCCAACGTCCCTGGCAGGACGAACGCGCGAATGAACCGCAAAGCCCCAACACTGTCGATCGTGTCTGCCAGGGTTTGTCGCATGGCTTCGTCCCCCTCAGCCGGGTCCGCCAGCGCCCTCGGAACCGCCACTGCCGGTGTTGCCGGCCTGCTGGCTTCCAGGGTTGGGGTTGTTGGGGTCGTTGATGTCATTCCCCGGTTGCGTCCCGTCGTTCTGGCCCGTGCCAGTGGCGTCACCCAAGGCGCCGCCTGTTTCAGTTCCCGACATTGTGAACACTCCTTATCAACGCACCGTGAAACGAACGTGAAAACAGCCTTGGTGCGGGTGGCCGTTAGAGAGAAAATGAGGTAACATGAGGCGCGAAGTCTATCAGCGCCTTGCCGAGCGTCAGGGCAATCGCGCCGACGATGATGATTTTGACGATCATGCGTTTCTCCATCGCACTACACGGGGGAAGAACGACGAGGCCGGGGCGCGCGGGAGCCCGATCTTTTGGGGCGCGAACGGCCGCCACGGGGTAGAGTATAGCTGCCACACCTCCGATTGGGTCAGGGTGCGCGACCACATGCGGATGTCCTGCATGTAGCCGGTATTCCAGAGCGAAGCAGCGCCTCGGGACATGACGTAGAGCGTCGAGTTGGCGAACGTGCCAGTCGTTGTCGTGTCCGTCCCGAACCGGGTTGTAAGGGTCTGCGCGATGCCATTGATATAGACTGCGACGATCTTCCCGACGCCGGAGATCGTGTAGTCATAAACGACAGCCCAATGGTTCCAAACGGCGGCGGTTGGCTGCGGGAACGTTACGTCAACGAAAATGCCGGCCGCCAGCGTCGATTTGCAGGCCATCTCAACCGTGCCAGGGAACCCACCGCTATTGGGGTCGATCATGAAGCCGCCCAGCGTGGCGCCGAACATATTCGGCGTGAACTCCATAAACATATTGTCGCCGGAGCCGTTGGTGGTGTTCACACCCCAGAACGAAACGCTTAACTTGTTGTAACTGGTCAGGTTCAGCGCAACGGAAAGCGCATTGTTGGAGCCGTTGAACGACAACTGCTTGCCAGATCGCTTCCACGAGGTCCATGTCGGCGGCGTCGCGGTCAACGCCATGTCGGCGCCCTTCGCAATCAGATTACGACCGTATAGGCCGCCGCCATCCGTCAGAGGCCATGCATGAATTAGCCCTGTGGCAAGCGGGTCCGTCCAATCCACTTTCGAGGATGGGAGCGGCGGATAAGCCCCGAACCTGCTACGGCGGAACGGCATGGGTTACGAGTTGGTGTAGTAGACGCCGGTGTATTCGGCGAAGCAGTTGGAGGAAGACGAGTCCGTGTTCTGGCCTGTGTAGTTGCGCAGAACGAAGCCCCACTTGTAGGGCATCACGCCGCCAAAAAACTGCGCAATCGGGATCACCGCGCGATACGTCGTGCTGGTTGATGGGCACGCGAGCACGACTGGGCCGAGTAGGTTTGTCGGGCTATCAATCGTCACCGCCCCATCCGTGCCGACGCTTTCCGCCGAGGATGCGTTGTAGATGCTGTCCGCGCCTGCGCCGAAGATATAGATGTAGCACGCCTTGTCGTTCGCGAGCGCCGACGCCGACGTTTTGATTGAGATCGTCAGCAGCGCATCGACATACAGATTGCTCGAATTGTCGATGGCCGTGCAGCCGCGCCCCGCCGTCGCCGATGACGCCAGACTAGTGAGCGTGCATGTGATCGCGGTATTCGAGCCGAAGCTGATTTTGTCAGTCGTGGTAGCCATTAGACCATTACCTCCGCGACTTCATCGGCGGTCACAGCATTGGGCGCCTCGGCAATACCCATCCACACGTCCACAATCCGAGGGTGGCGCGAGACCGATGCGCTAGTCCCTTGGGTCAGGGCAAGGATAGCATCCCGAGATGCAGCAGACAGCGCACCGGCTGCAACAAGTGCCGCCATGGCCTGTTCGGCAGCTTCCAGAATGTCCGGCTGGTCGGTTTCAATGACCACGAACCGCTCCAGCATCCGGGCGAACGACCATGCTGCGGCTGCAATCGGTGTGTCGCCGGCTGCAAGTTTGTTGATGGCGTAGAGTTCGCTAGTCGGAACAACAATCCGCTGCACGGCCGCCGATGTGACGCCGATGCGGATGGGCGAGCCCTCGGTAACGGTCGGCGCATTGAGGCTGGACGCGATAGCCGACGCGCTCATCCCTTTGTATTCCGCCGCGCCAACCTCTGCGCGCAAGGCGGCTCGCGCGTCGTCGTTCAAGGGCGCCCGTGCTGATGTGTCGCTCATGGAACCTTCACCGTGAAAAAGACGGAGCCGCCAGCCGCCGCCGTGCCGCCGACCACAAGCCAAAGATGCTGGCCTGCTGATAGCGTGTTCGCAGCCGTCGCCGTACCGATAGTGTCAACCGTCGTGCTGTTCGATGTGATCGAAGACAGTCCCGTGATCGCCGTATAGGTCCCCGGCGCACCAATGGCCCCGCTATACGTGATCGTGCCGCTGGCAACGTGCGCGTAAGAGTTCAGCACCGTTCCGCCATTGATGAATGGTCCGAGGTCATATGTCCCCAGCGGCAGCGTGTTCACAAGATCGTTTGAGAGCCCGAGCACAATCGTATTGCTCGGAACAATCGTTCCCGACGTGATCGTCCAGCCGGTCGGCAAAACTGCCCCGGTCGGCGCCGCACCCGCCCCGCCGCCGATGACGACGGAGTTAGCGGCAAGTGCCCCGGACGAAAGCCAAGACGTTCCGCTATTGAAGTAGGGGATGCCGCCAGACGTGCCTGCGACCGTGAGCGCGAGCGTGCCGCTGGTTGTGATCGGCGAGCCGGAGACGGAGATGATGCCGCCAGTGAACGTCTCCGCCACGCTGCTGACCGTGCCGACTGCCGTTCCGTTGACGTAGAACCCACCAGACGCATTGACCTTGCCGTAGCCGAGTGCGCCGCCAGTAGGCGCCCCAACCTCGTAACCGTCCGGCCCCTTGAACGCGAGGGAGTCATAGACGGTCATCTCGCCAGTCGGAACGCCATCGACGGCAAGCCGCCCGCGTATCGCGGTCGATGCGTTGGTGCCGACCGACCACTGCAACTGAGCGCGCGTGTCGTCCGACGTGATGAACAGCGGGCCTTCAATCAGCGAGATGATCGAATACGCGGTGCCGACCGTTGGGGCGCCCGTGAACGTCGCGGCGGAGCCCTGCAAGGACCCGACTGTCGCCGTCTTTGTCGATCCGTTGTAGGCGGTGATCTGCCGCGTTTCGCCGCTGATGACTAGCGCGCCGCCCGTGTAGTAGTCGTTGGTTGCGGAAGCGCCCGCGTCCAGTACGATCGCCGATGTAGTCGAGCCGGTGCCGACCGTGCTGTTGCGGCGGTTATCCGTCCGCGAGTCAATCAGAATATCGGTGCCGCCGGTCGAAAGCTGCTTGATGTCGAACGAAAGCGACTGGCCGGAATAGATCGAGATGCCGTTGCCCGCACCCGCGCCGAAAATCCGCAAGTCCGTGAAGGCGCAATAGGCCGGAATGCCGCTTGTCGTCGTCCCGTAGAACGCAATCCCGGAGTATCCAGCGGGGGGCGAAATGACGGAAAGGCTAACAAAGTCAATCTTCTGGATCGACTGGAATGTGGTGGTCGGAGAGCCGAACTTGATGAGGTCGGAGTTGGCAACCGCCTGATCCGAGCCTTCATACTCAATTCGGCAAGACGTGACTTTGATCGTCTTCGCCTGCTTAAACCAGAAGACGCCACCCTGCGGGCCGATGAAGGCGCATTCGACAAACTGCGTCTCGTTGGTGGCGTTGCCGGATGTGGCGGCATCAAGAATGATCTGCGGTTGCGAAGTGGTGCCGCAGGATCGCGTCATCACGTTGCGAACCATGCTTTCGCGGAGGTATGCCCGCGAGGTCGCGTCCGTGTATCCGCTAGTGAGGACGCCGGCCATGTTTTCGACCAGCATGTCTTCGAGCCACAGCCCGTCAACGCGGTCGTAGCAGCGGACGGCATCGGGCCGAACCGTCGTGGATTGGTTGCCGCCGATAGCCATAAGCGCGATGCGGAGCCGGTTCGTCAGGCTCGACGTGGTGTAGATCGGCCCGGAAATGTCAAACTGCCCAGCGCTAGGAAACAAGTTCTTCGGCGCCAACACCCATGCGCCCGTGTAGCCCTCCGTCACCTGGATGCGGGAAGACGCAGGCCCGTCGCCGAAAATGTCGCCCGCCCGCGTGATTTTGGGCAGGCCAGAACCCGAGAACAGGCCGTAGATGCCCGCCGGCAGTCGCGCCGAGACCTGCGACGTGGAAGCGTTGAAGGCATTAAGCCAATCAGATAGCGCCGTGAAGTTGTCGGTGCCGTATTGGAATTTGCCCGTCCGTGTCCAAGAAATAGTGAACGTCGCGCCAGTGCCGCCAGTCGGGCTAGATGCGCCTGTGGCGACGGGATCAGTCGGCACAACGGTGTAATCACCATCCACCGAAGGCGCCGCCGCCATCACGTCCATGTTTGCGCTGATCGTGGCGCCAGTCACCCCGCTGCCGGTTATGGTGATCGGAATGGCCGAAAGCGTGCCGGGATTGGTCGTGAAGACGCCATTGCGGGTGACAAGAACGGAAGTCACTCCGCCGCCGGAAACGACGCAGGTTCCCTTTGCGGGGGCGCCGACGCCCGCACTCGTCTCCCAGCGATACCGCCCGTCCGTGCCGCCAGAACCGGCCGCAGATATCGCAACCGACGACGCGCGAATTTGCGTCTTCACCACAGTCAGAACCGTGGTGGTCGCGGCGGTGCCGCCCGTTACGGTCATCGTATCGCCGGGCGCGTAGTTGCCGGACGAACCGGCATCCACCACCGTCGCCGTGTTGGCGTAGTAGTTGGAGCCAATCGCATTCGTCGCTGGGCTAGTCAGGACCACTGTGCCGCTGTTGATGACGGACGAGATCGTCGTCAGCAGCGGCGCGCTCCCGACGCCGAGCGCATCGGAAACCTCAATCGGCTTGTTCAGATCGCCCGCAACAAACGGATTGGACGGACAGACCAGCGTATCCGGGGCGCCAAGCGTGATCGTGCCGTCCTGATACTGCACACAATCACCGACCGCGCCGTAATCCGCCACCGCGTCGAGATAGGCCGCCGGGCCGGTCGGGCCAGTCGGACCAGTCGGGCCGCCAGAAGGGCCTGTCGGCCCCTGCGGACCCTGCGGCCCAAAGCCGCCAGTCGCCGACTTGACGATCAGGTTCGCCCGCAGCAGCGTAATGCTATTGGATGCCTGATTGGTCTGCGCGCAAATGTCAATCGTATCGCCGGCCGTGAACGCCGCAACAAACTGCCACGCCGTCGTCACCGGGCTCGTCGGCACACGGTCAGTCGCGCGGTTGTTCCCCAGCGCGGTGCCGTTCTTTTGCACGCCATAGATGACGTTCGACGTGGCGCTGCCAGACGTGGCCGAAAGCGAGACCTCGACTTCGTATGTGCCAGAGTTGGTGACAATCAGGCTGTCCGTCGAGAACGTGAAGCCATTCACGGTCCCCGTTACCCAACCGTTCGTCAACTTGTAGTCGGTGTTCGCCGACGGCATCGACACGGCGCTAGTGGTCGTGTTGACACGCATCTCGCCGATGTAGGTCGGGTTTGTCGCCTGAATGTAGGCATTCACCTCCGTCATGGAGGCGTTGTAGTTGGTCGGATCGCCCGACCTGACGACGGGGACCACATCGGAAGCCACGAGGCTCCCGATGTCGGTCATCGCGGAGATTTTCTCGTTGGCCATCAGCCGTTACTCCGGCGCCCCGACCATTCGGCAGGTCGTCTCACCGACCCCGGTGACTTCCAGTCCCCCGTTCACCGTGTCGGCCTTCACGTCCAAAAAGGCATTCCCGGATCGCTCGAACTCGCGCCAAGTGGTTGTCTCGGCCCCGTCGCCACGTGAGTAGACGCCCCACACAACCGCGCCCTGCCCCGTGCTGTTCGACGCGATCAGCATGACGGCGCGGGTGAAGTTGTCCGGGATGTTGAACGTATTCCACCCGTTCGGCGGTCCACGGTCGGCGGTCAGGCGGCCGTTCGTCCCGTAGAGCGTGCGGCCCTTGACGGTGGGCGGGACGTAGGCCGGACCCGGAGGACCGGGAATGCCTGGCTCCCCTTGCTCGCCCTTCTCGCCGGGCGGCCCGGCCTCGCCTCGCTCGCCCTTCTCGCCGGTGTCACCCTTCTCGCCAGTCGGGCCGGGCGGCCCCTGTTCACCCTGCGGCCCCCGGTCGCCGGTGTCACCCTTCTCGCCGCGCTCGCCAGGCGGTCCTTGCTCACCCTGCAAGCCCCGGTCGCCGGGATCGCCCTTCTCGCCTTTCTCCCCACGCTCGCCGGGCGCCCCCTGCTCGCCGGCCGGCCCGGCGGGACCGCGCTCACCCCGGTCGCCCTTGGCGCCCTTCGGGCCGTCCGCGCCGACCATGCCGCGTTCGCCGCGCTCGCCCTGCTCACCGCGCTCGCCGGGAGGCCCCGGAGGACCTTCCGGCCCAACCGGGCCACGGTCGCCGATGTCGCCCTTCGGCCCCTTGGTCGGGTCGCCCTGTTCGGCCGACGGGATCAGGCTGAAACTCATGGCGCGATCTCCAGAAGGACCAGGCCGGAGCCGTCCTCCAACTCGATGAACCCGGAGCCGTCTTCCAGTTCGATGTAGAATGTCTCGCCGCCCCCGCTGGCCGTTGGGAGCGACACGCCCATCCGCACGCCGGAATTGCCTGGCGAGCCGCCCAACCCGAAGTTGAGACTGAGGTCAAACGTGGACGGGTTGTCGGACATGCTCAGGAAGTCGTGATGGTGTTGTAGGCGTTGGCGACGACGGCGGTGCCGACGGTGTACTTGGTGCAGGCGAACGGCAGGATGTTGGTGCCGAGCGCGAGATAGGCCACGGCGGTCGAGCCATCCGCGAACGTGAACGTGCAGGTCCCCGCCGTGGTGGCGTAGAGCATGATGCCCTGCCGCCAACCGTTGGTCGCCGTAGTGTCGTTGGTCAGCGCCTCGACCCCCTGGATGGGCGCTCCGGCCGACATGGGGTGGCCAATGAGTGAGTAGGTCACGACGGTGATCTCCTGTCCCTAGTGGTATACATGGCGGGGGGATACCCCCGCAACTAGACGTTTCTCAGCGTGATCAGGCGCAGATAGCAGATCGCCCAGAATGTGTCGGTGTTGCCGGTGGGCGGGGTGTAAGACACGTTGAAGCCGCCGTTGGTGGTGTCCGCCGTGATCGTCGGGTTGGCCGCCAGCGTGAACGGACTGGCCGAGGCCGGGCCTGCGGTGATGCCGCCGCCGTTGAGCGTCACAGTCGTGCTTGCCGCGTTGGCAGCGCGCTCGATCAAAGACTGATCCACGTAGAACGTCGCGGACTTGTTGGTGGTGATGTCGAAGATCAGGATTTCGGCCGTGAAGGACGCCGCCGAATTGTTCGCCAGGTTGGCGATACTAGTCGAGGACGCCGACCCGCCATCGGCCGTCAGACGAACAGCAGTCGCGCCGGTCGTCGTGGCGTAGAGCATGTATTCTTCGATCTGGCTTGGCCCGCTCTTGAGCGCGTTGCCGGTGATGTTGCCAGTCGAACGGGCGAGCGCGCCCTTGTTGCCGTGGTCGGTGGCGTTGTAGCCGAACGTATATGAGTTGGCGCCGCTGGCCGCTCCATTCCACCCGAACCCGCCAGCGAAGGCCCCGGTGATGTTGTTGCCCTTGCCAAAGGCCATCGCCGTCGAGCCGGTCTGCACGACGTTGCTGTTGCCAACCGCGATGGAGTCCGTGGTGGCGGCGGTGTTGTTGTAGCCGAACGTGACCGAGGTCGTACCGCTCGACGTGTTGGAACTGCCGAACGAGACCGAGGTCCCGCCCGATGCGGTGTTGCCGTCGCCGAATGCCGTCGAGGCGTTGCCCGACGCGGTGTTCGACCGGCCGAACGCCCACGCGCCGAACGCGCCCCCGGACGCGGCGTTGCCATAGCCGATGGCCGAGCCCTGCGTGCCCGACGCCACGTTGCCCGCGCCGAACGCGGATGACGTGGTGCCGCTGGCTACCTGCGTCGCGGCAAAGCGGATGGTCTGGAAATCCAGCGCATTCGCGCCTCGCGCGTTGCCTCCGATTGCCGCCGTGGGGATGCTTGGCACCCAGTTCGATACGGCGCTGCTCGCCAGTGTGTAGAGCGCGGGATGCGGCAGGACGAGGTAGTTGGTCCCGTTCGACACGATCCGCGCGCCGAACCCGGTCATCAGATAGAACGCCGTCGAGCCCCCGATGGTCGAGGTTGTCGGGGTGATGGTGACTAGCCCAGTGCCAATGTTTTGCACATCGGTGTAGTAGCCATCGAGGAAGTTCCCACCCCCGCCCGCCTGCGGCAACGTGACCGCGATGGCCGACGCATTGGAGAAGGTGACGAGCTTGCCGTTGTCCGTCGTCAGGATCGTGTAGGTCGTGCCGGTCTGCGCGTTGGTCGTCTCGGCGGTTGGCCCGGTCGCGCCTTGCGCCCCTTGGGCACCTTGCGCTCCCTGAGCACCTTGCGAGCCTGTCGCGCCAGTTGCGCCCGCCGCTCCTTGGGCGCCTTGGGCGCCCGTTGCACCTTGCGCGCCCGCCGCTCCTTGGGCGCCTTGGGCGCCTTGGGCGCCCGTCGCGCCCGTCGCGCCCGTCGCGCCTGTGGGGCCACTCGGAACGGCGGCGGCGATGGTGCCGTCGTTCACCACGAGGCCCGCCCCGACCTCGATGACCACTCCCGCCGACCAATCCTGTTGGATGTTCCTCGGCATCAGAAGCTCGACAGCGCAACGCGCTTCCAAGTGTTTGTGCCCGTCGCGATGTAGAGATACGACGAATCCCAGGCATACGAACCAACTAAACCAGAGGCGCCTGCCGAAGTCGGGGCGTTGCCAGAGGATTGCACCAGCCGACCGGCCAGGAAAATGCGATCCTCAAACGTTGCAATTCCTGTGACGTATGTCGTCGAACCAAAAGTCGCCGCCCCGGTGACGGACGCTGCCCCGCCAATCGTGGCCGCGCCGCTGATGTTGGCCGTGGACCCAAACGTAGCCGCGCCCGTCACAGATGCCGCGCCACCGATAGTCGCGGCGCCGCTGATATTGGCCGTCGATCCAAAACTGGCCGCGCCGCTCACGCTGGCCGCCCCGGTGATCGTCGTGGCGCCGACAAGCTGGATCGATCCCGCCGTCCCGCCGCCACTACCAGCACTTCCGGCCGTAATGACGACGCTGCCGCCATTGCCGACATTGCCAAGCCCGGACACGCTGCCGCCCGAAATGGATACCCCGGCCGCGTTGCCGTTCAACACCGACGCAGAACCGCCCGTAATCGCGATGCCGCCCGCAGTGCCGGCAACACCTGCCGTCGCCGAGCCGCCGGCCAGATTGACAGAACCGCCCGTCCCGCCTGCCGTGGCCGCCTTGCCGACGACATCAAGCGAACTATCGCCGCCCGTAACGGCGCTGACCGTCGCGGAGCCTGTGACTACAAGATCAATGAATTGAGCATTGAGCAGCGCCGTCGTGATCTGCTGATAGACCACATATTGCCCGCTCGCGCTCGCAACCGCCGCCCCCGTGTGCTTGTAGCCATTCATCGGCAGGTTCGCGCTCGGCTGCCCCTGGCCATCCCGCGTCAGCGTGTTGCCAAAGCCCGCCGTCGCTACGGTGTCGAACTGACTATCCATCCGCGACGCCGTGATCGGAATGCCCGCAGCCGCATCCGCGACCCAGCTATACGGGAGAGTGAAAGTGCCTGAACCGTTCCAGCCGGCCATGTGTTACCTCTGCGGGGAAATGCGCAACGGAGGAGGTGCGCGATCATTAGAAATGGCGTTACCTGTAACTGCCGCGCTACTCAAGCGCGGCATAGCGAATTGGAACCCATTGGGGTTCATGGACGATTCGATGGCCCTCTCTGCCAAAGTGCGCGATCGCAAAAGCGATTGAGCCAGCCTATTCACTCCCATTGCGCCGCCGAGCCCGGCCGTCGTCCCTGCAATAGTGACGCCGAGCGGAACGCCAGTCTGTTGCGTCGTGGCCAAAGCAGCGGCCAAAGCAGCGATCTCGCCCCCTACACCGCGAATGCCTTGGTTGATGAGGTTGCGCTGTCCTGTGCCGCTGTCAGGTGGCTCCTTCAAAAAACGCTGCCCGATTCGAGCAAGATCGTTCAACGGAACGTCGCCAATATCAGCCCGCGCCGCGTTCGTGTAGGACTTGTTCACCGCCTGCCGGAGCGCAATCGGGTCAATGTCGCCGGTAGAAGCCCGCGCTCCGCCGACAACATCCCCCCGAACAGTAAGTGGCTCAATCGTTGCCTCAGCCTTCCATTCGCGTCTAGCCTGCTTCAACGCGGCGAGATCATCAGGATGGGCATTGCGCTGTAGGTTGTCGTCAAGCACTTCACGAAGACGCACGCCGTAGTGCTTAATGTTTGGATCGGGCGATCGTGCCATGTCGCTCAACGGAGTGCCAAAGCGCGTCAAACTCTGGTAAGCCTCACCACTGATATTGCCGCCGTTTTGAGCCGCTGTGTTGATGATGTTCATAGCCTGCCGTTCTACGGCAGGGGGAACGTCCGCTCCTGAGTTCATTTTTGCGTGGTCGATTACGTCCTGCAACTCTTGCAAGAACGTATTGTTCATGGGAATGGTAGTGCGGTTGGCAACGTCGTCCATGACGGCGCCAATCCGCGCCCGATTTTGCGACAACGCTTCTGGAGTTGACACATCGGCGTCAATCCCCGCCTGCTTTAGCACCGCTCGATTCCACGACGACCGCTGGTTTTCTGCAAACTTATCCGCGCCACTCATAGGCCAACGACCGCCCTCCGACGTTAGGAATCGGACGAGGCGGTTGTTCGACAGTTGACCGGCACCAAGAGGAATGTCGTAGTCACGCAAAGCGGACTGCGCTAACCTCGCTTCCTCAAGCGGCAATGTTCCTCCAGCGCGAGGAAGGAAACGATTGCCGATGGCCCCGGCACCATACGCGCCAAGCGTGTTCCCGATCAGCGCTGCCGCTAGAGGGGAACCAGGGAACCGCTCTACCGCCTCTCCCCCCACGGCGGCACCGACCGCGCCAGGAAGAAGCGCGCGAGCGGGACCAGTGACGCCACCAGCAAGACCCGTTGCTGCGTCCAAAGCTCGACGCCCGGCCCAAGACTCGGGCTGATATTCAGTGCCCCTGGTGGCGTTATAGATCGTGTCTTTTGCCGTTTCAAAATCAGAGAAAATCGGCTTGTTGGCCGGGCCGCGCGCCGACTCTATCGCTCGTTTCGTGCCAAGATCGGCGCCGGCAAGAGACCCCGCATAATCAATCCCCTGCGCCGCTAGGTTGGGAAGCGAACCGAGCCCAGCAAGCAAATTTGCCCCCGCTGTCCCGGCAAAGCGCGCTGCATCCTTTACCCAAGAACCAGACGGGCCGGAAATCGCGTGCGACGGCGCCGGCCGGTTGTCCGGGAACAACTGCTGCGGCATCGGGCCGCCAACTTCGCCAGCGGCGGCTGCTGGCTCAGGAATGCCCCATTGGGCTTTGGCGCGCGTTTCAACGTCACCCTTGGATGTGACCGCCGGCACGGCGCCGAGGAACCGATCCAAGAACGAAGGCCCCTGTTCAACTTGCTTAGGCGCAACAGGCGCCGTCGCTTGCGGTTGCGTCTCGGTCGCCAGATAACGATCTACAAACGACCCGCTCATTTTCTCGCCGCAGCAGCCTTCCACTGCGCGTCAAACTCTTCAGGAGAAATGCCCTCAGCAGCGGCGGCATCACGCCCTTCATGATAGAATTTTACGCCTCCGGCGCCACGCAGCGTCATGGGGACATCGCGGATAAAGCGCGTCCACGCGCCCTGCGCGCCGTCGTAAGTTTTGTTCTGCGCATACCACTTTTCGTAGAAATCAGCGCGTTCCATCTGCCGCATGGCCGCACTTTCGACCATCCGCATGAGCAGGTCATTCGCTTCCATCGTGTTCGTGGCCTTAGCGAACTGCTCGCGCATACGCGCCGCGTCGCCCTCAGTCTGAACGCCCTTCTGCCGGAGTTGCTCTCCGAGAACGATGGCCGACAAAGCGCCGTTGAATGCCTGAAGCGTCTGTGCATCGCGCACCCGAGTCGTGTCTTTTACGCCGAGAGCATCTAGCACAGACCCAATCAATTCCTTGGCAGGCGCAAGGCGGCTTGTTTCAGCGCCGATGTTGCGAAGTTGCCGAACTTGATCGATGGTAGAAGCCGCCACGTCGGCTTGATCACGCAGCGCCGCCGCCTGCTTGGCAAGCGTCTGCCCACGCTCCGTCGCCTCTGCGTTGGGGCCGCGCTGGTCCACAGTCACCATCGGCCCCGGCGTCGGGGCCGATTGTCCAATCGCCGAATCACGCGAGGCATACACCCAACGAGGGTTGCCCTTTTCATCCACGCCATTCTGCACAACAACGGGTTGCTGCGTGCGATCTTCATTACGCACCAGAACGCGACCACTTGCGTCCACCAATGCGCCGCCGGGCGAAAGAGAGTGCGTCTGCGGCTTCTCCATACCCAACTTGGCATACATATCCGCCTGCGCCTTATATGCAGGGGCCTGCGTCTTGATGAACGGATTGGTCGAAGCCTCTGCCGCTTGGTAGCGACGCAGGTATTCTTGGGCCAGCGCCATATACTGCCCGGACTGCGGATCGGCACGAGGAGCGCCACCCTGCGGCATTCCGCCGCCGCCATCCCAAGCGCGATACGGCGCAGCAACTTGGCCGGCCGTCTGTTGCGCCAACTGCGGGTTAGCCTTCAAATAGGCCGCAGCCTGTTCGGGCGGCAAACTCGTCTGAATGATTGAAGCGGCTGAGGCGTTCGGGTCCGCTTTCCACATCGCGGCGGCAACACCAGGGCCGAGAAAGTGTGCAAGCCCCTTAGCTCCGTTGGTCGGCTGAACGCCGGCCGACTGCAACACAGGAGCATTCTGCGCCCCATACCATTCAATCGCATCACGCGCGATGGCCGGATCGTTTCGGGCAGCCAAAACCTGCTGCGGGTCCATTCCCTGAAACCGCTGAGGATTGGCCTGCGCAAACTGCATCCACGTCCCGTTGGTGAACTGCCCGATGCCGTTGGCAGAAGACATGGGGTTCTGACCGCGCCCCTCGCGCTGGTCGATCAGGTCTGTATAACCACCGCCAGTCGTAGGCACCGGCAACGACTGAGGCTGCCCACCCTGCGGCACGCTTCCACCCATAGGCAGATCGCCCGGCCCATCTTCGTTGCCGTATTGGAGGAAGTTTTTGGCCTTCCTCTGCATTGTTTCGCCTTCGGCCTTAATCTCATTCTCAGCGCCGCTCGCCATCTTCGTCCCGACGTAAGCGTTCGCCAGCCGGGCCAGCGCCTGCCAGGGCGACGCGGGCGCAACCGAAGACGCCTCCTGCGCCATGTCCAGCCCCGCCTGCTGACGCCGGATAGCCGTCGCAAGAGCCGGATTGGAGAGATACAGCGAGGTTAGCGAGTTGCTCATCGGCCAAACCACCCACGGATCGCCGCGCTACCGAGGCCGGCCAAGCCGCCGAACATCGAGTTCTGCGAGCCCAACTGTGCGTTGTAAGCGTTCATCGCCTGCTGGTTGGCCGCGTTCGTCGCCCCGATCACATCCGTGTTCGCCACGTTGATCGCGCTCGGCTGCGTGATCGGCTGCGTCGGCGAGGACGGAGACGCACCAAAGAGCGCTTGAAGGTTCTGCAACGGATTGGTCTGCGCCAACTGCTGCTGCGCTAGGTTTTGCTGCTGACCAGCAAGCGCCATGTTAAACAGATTGCCAGCCGCCGAAGTGCCGTTCGCAATCGCCCCCTGCTGCGCCGCATCATAAGCCTGCGTGCGCGCATTGTTGAAGTTGCTCATCGCATTCGAGTAGGCTTCCGAGCCCACCGGAATACCCTGCCGCGAAAGTTGGTCCTCCAACTGGCGCTGCTGCGTCTGCCACTGCGGATCAAGGAAACCCTTGGCCTTGGCAAAGGTCGCGTCGGCCGCCCGGTCGCTCAACTGCTGCGGCGTCGAGTTCAAAAGCCCGGACTGCGCAGTGTTGAAGTCCAGCGGGTTGCTCAACGAATACGCCGCGCCGCGAGAGAGCGTGTCGGCAGTCGGCATCAGGTTCGCCGCGACCGTCTGCTGGCCACTGAGAATCGTCTGGCCCAAAGGCGACAAGGCCGTCGTCTGCGTATAGCGTGGAACGACCTGACCATCCGGCGTCGTGTAGGTGCCCGTCGTATCGTAGCTGACGCTACCATACGGAGTCACCTGATTCATGTAGTTCAGCGCGGCATTGGCCGCCGCCGTATTGACGTTCGCGCGTCCCTGCGCTGCTGCGGTTACGTTCGGGTCAGCAACCGAGGGAACGTCTGGAGAGCCCTTTGACATCGCCTTCCTCTGACAACCACCGGGCCGCGCGAGCCTTCAGTAGTCCGTAAGATACGGCATCACCAGTCGGCAAAGCGTCCCGATGGATGCCCTCTTGCTCAAACCCAAGGCGACAGAGGAATGCGCGGGCGCGCTGGTTCGTGGCCTCAGTTGTCGCCGTTATACGACGACAACCCAATTGGTCAAAGGCATATCTCATTACTGCCCTAAGCACAGCCGGCGTCGCCCATCGCGGCGAGGAAGACCAGATCGAAGCCTCTATGTTAGGCCACCGAAACTCGCTGAAAACGATTACCCCGATTAAAGCGCCATCTCGAACCACCCCGAACGATCGGCATTTCTCCCACGTCCGACCAGAAAGCCCCAACCGCTCGCCCGCATAGGTCGCCAGCGGCACGTCATACTCTGGTCCGTGAACTAGAATGCGTTCCCCGCTTCAACGCGAAGGTCAGTGCGCAGCCATGCGCAAGGTTCCGTGGACGACAACGAGATGCCCCATCCTACCGCAGTCCCGGAGCCCCCGCCGATCCGCCAGCGCACATCCACAGAGTTCTCAGTGGACCATGGCGCGATGTCCCAATAGGACACGTCCCAAGGCGAACCATACGCCGTCGTGACCACCGGCACCGGGATCGTCAAAGGCTGGTAATCGAACCCAACCCCGAACTCATACGTCAGCGAACCCGCCGTCTGGATCACCGGACGAACCGCTGAAACGCGCTTGCGCTGCGGCGAGTCCAACTTGTTCCAAGCCTGCTGCGCCGTCGCAACAACCGGGCCTAGATTGTCGAGCGCCCCCGTGTCCGCGAGATACACCTTGCCGGCAGCGGAACCGAAATACAGATCGTTGTCATGCACGATCCAGCAATTCGATTGCATCCCCGTGAACCGGCACCAAGGCTTCGCCGGCAGCGAAGTGTTGCACACATGCTGAATGAATGTGCCGTCCGTCTGCGGAATGTTGAAAATCAGCCGACGCCCCTTGGGGTAGAATAGCGCCTGCCACCCGTCCAGGTGACGCCCCTCTTCCACCGCCTCCGCAACCGCCGTTGACACCTTGCTCCTGGGCGGTAGGTTGCCCTCCATGAGCGCCACAAGCACGTCATGCAACGGGACATGATCGTCGAACGTCGTGGCAAACGCATCGCCGCCATAGGTCGTCATGGCCCGATAGTTCACGGGAGGCGCCAACCGGAAACGGCCGACCAACTGCCATGCCGCTATGGAACCCGGATCATTGCCGAAATACACCAACGAGTCGCCCGACGTGAGCATGAACACCGCAAAATCGTTCACGCCGTTCGAGCCATCGTGCGTGAAGTTCGTCATCACACGCATGTTCCCGCCATTTGGCGAGAACGCGGCTAGGTCGTAGAACGTCAGCGCGCCCGTGATCGAGTTGAGCGGCGCGTAGTAGAACCCCGTCGAGTTGGCCGACCAAAAATACAACCGCTGCTGATACTGCCAGCCACCAATCAGCGTCGAGAGCGTCGCTCCGGTAAACGTCGATGCCGTCAACGTCGAGCCATCGTAAACCTGCATCGTGTCCACGCCGTTCATGAAGAACAGCCGGCCAAGGAACGAAACCGTTTGCCATTGATCCGAAGTGAAGCCAGTGCCCAGCGTCGCGATCGAATCAGGGTCCGTGATATCGTAAATGTCGCCATCGGCAGCCGCGAGCATCTTCAACGTGCTGCCCGACTGATACGTCGCCAACGTCTTGATCGCACCCGTCGCGCCGGTCGCTGCGTATTCCTGAAACCCGTTGCGGACGTAAACGCCACCTTTGTCCGGGAACCAATTGTCGAGCGTCACCGCGTCCAACGGGTCCATCGCGTCGTATTGATCCCGAGTGTTCCACCCCTTGACGGGAGGGGGCATCGGGATCGGCGCCGTCGTTGGACGGGCGCCTATCTGGAACCTGCGCGCGAAGGGAAGGATCGTGGGCATCGTTACCCGGAACTGCTAGGCGTAGCCGGGAAGTTCCCCTCCTGGGTGTTAAACGGCGACAGCAGCCCATTGCCCCAAGTTGGCGTCATATCCAGAATCGCCGTGCCGCCATCCCGCGCGACCGCCTTGTCCACTTCCGTCTCGTATTCGGACATTTCCTCGTTGTAGGAAACGCCCATTCGACGCAGCAGTCTCCACTTGACCCCAAGCGTCAGAAGATACTCGTCAATGACCCCGTAATCAGTGTCAGCGAGCCACTGAGACTGCCGCGCCCCGGTTGAAGCGTTCGCGCACCACCCGTTCGAGACATACTCGAACACAAGGTTCGCACCGTTGTCCACGGGAACCGGGTCAATCGAGAAAATGTTGATCGAGGGCGTTCCGGTCGCGGTCGAGAGCCAGTCCGAGTTACGAAACCGATAGCGCCGCTGCACCGTCGTCTTGCCGAAGATCGAGGACCGATAGAACTGCCACTGCTGCGCCGACAGAACGCCGCGCATCTGCCAGTAGCGCGTCCTATCCCACATCGTCTGGTCAACGGGCCGCTCATAGTCGCTCGGAAGCGAATAGTCCGTCTTGGAGAAATAGAAGTTCCCCGTCGTCGCGTCGTCCGACATGGGCAGATTGAGCGTGTAGGTGTAGTTGACCCCGGGCGTAACCGCCGTCACCACCGCATTGTTGTAGAGCGACGGACCTGAAATGATCCAGCCATACGCTGCAATGCCTGAACCAGCGGAGCCTGTAGTCGTGACCGTCGCATAGCCCCCGACATTCGCGACAGACCCCGCAATCGGCCCATACGAAACCGTCGAAAAATCATACTCCCGGATCATCGACACCCAGCCCGCCGGATTGCGCCGCGTCAGGGAGTTGCCGGCCTCGTTCGCCAAGGCAAGCAGCAGGATCGCCGATTCATTCGAGGTGTTGCCCACGATCGAACTCGGCGCCGCAATCGGCACCGCGTTACAAGCCGCTTGGCAGATGGAGAGAAGAGTCACATCCCATCCTTGTCAGTGTCGCGCTTCTTGTCGCCGTCCCGATCCGTGTCCTTGCGCTTGCCACGATCCTTCGCTTCAAGACGCCGCGTGACCTCCTTGACGCCCTCAGCCACATCAGGATCGCCCTTGTTGATCGCGTTCATCGCCTTGGAACCGACCTTCTTCGCAGCGGACTTTTTGACGACGTATTCCCCCTTGTCGAGCGCGGCGTAGCCGTCATCAGGGCCGGCGGGGTCTGGGCCACCAAGCGTCTTCACCGGGCCGCCCTTGGCCAACCCAGGAGCGCCCCCCGCCGTATTTGCCTCGGCCTCGGCGTTCAGTTGCTCCAAAGCCTCGCCGGATACCATGCCGTCGTTGCCGGAAAGCCCATCCATGATCGCGCCCGGCATCCCGGCAAAGGCCGCCTTCGCCCCCGACATCGCGTCGCGGAACTCCTGCATGTTCGGCATTCCGCCAACAGCGCGCTCACCGCCTGCCATCTGCGCGCCTTCGCCCTGCGGAATCATCCCGCCCGTCGCCATCGGCGCACCCCCGGCACCCGGCATCGCGGCCGACTTCTGAGCGTTCATCGCGGCGATAATCGCATCCACATCAACGTGCGGAGGCGTGGTCTGATAAGCCGGCGGCTGATACCCAGCGAGCGCCGCGACAAGCGGGTTCTGCACGCCACCCGCATCTGCCGGCGCCATCGCGGAACGCATTCGCGTCGCATAGTCCCCAAGCGGCACGTTCTGTCCGGGAGACTGATCCACAACGCCAGCCCACCAGGGCGCGGCAGAATACGGGTTAGGCGGCATTGCGGATCACTCCATTCTAACCGCTCAAGCGGCGGCTTCGGCTTCCTCTTTCCGGGGACGCCCCGGACGGCGACGCATCATCTCAAGGCCGTCGAGCGAAGACGCGGCAGGCGCCTCCATTGGCGCCGCCTGACGAAGTGCTTCAAGCGGATCAACCTGCATCGGCGCCATGGCCTGAAGCGCGTTCGGCGCATCCGCCATCTGCATCCGCTGCGTGTGCCACTGCGTCATCATGTCGGCCTGCTGCCGCACAAGGGCTTCAAGTTCCGCAACGCGCGTTTCAAGGCGCTCATTCTGCGCCGAAAGCTGCGAAGTCAGCGCCATGGCCTTCGAGTCATCAAGCCAAATCTGCGCGGCGTTCCGAATGGCTCGCGCGCCCATCGGCAGACGGTGCATATCCGAGTCATTGATCGCGGCACACGCTTCAACTGTGTGGATGTTGAGCGCCTTCAGTTCCGCCACCTGCGCGCGGCTGAGAAGCGCCCATTGCTCAATCGGCGTGCCGTCAGCAGACTGCGTAGTGCCCGCCTTGAACGCCTTGTATTGCTCCGGCCATCGCCGACGATGTTCGTCCGTCACGCGCTTGACCGGCTGGTTCAGGCCGCCGGGGATGATGAGTTCAACGCGCTCCTCATCCCGGAAAATCGCACGCCCCGCATGTTCGGACGCAACCTGATCGTGAACCGCCTCCATGTAGAAGCGAGGAATGATCGGATCGCGCCCGTTCTGCGCCATGGCGCCGTCGAGACCGCTGCGGACGAAGGAGTTCTGGCGAAGATCGCTCATGCTTAAGCCCCCAGCACCGCGACCCATTTCAGCCCGCCGGGCATGAAGATCGCTCCCTTGGCGTTGGTAACAGAGAACGCAGCGCCAGCCGAAAGAGCGTTGATCGACTCCGACGTGCCGGTCACATACACGCTGAGAGCGTTCGCGCCGCCGTTGTAGATCGCGACAGGGCCGCAAGTGGACTGAGCCGGCGGAAGCAGAACGCAGCCACCAGACGCAACGGTCGAGAAGGAGTTCACCGTCCCGCTGAGGGTCGAAGCCGTCGCCTTGGTCGTCGCCGTCGCGCTCTGGCCCGTGGACTCGATCGCACCAAGAAGCCCAACCTGAGCAGGCGGCATACCAAGGCCGATGAGGTTCGTCTGAGTAGCCATGTTACTCTCCTATGCGGCAGCCGCCGCTTGTTCGTGGTCAACCTTTGCCTGTGCCGCCGCATAGGTGGCCGCAAGCTCCCTTGCGATGCTTGGTAGCAACCCCGCGCCATGCACCGCAATCTCTATGTCTGGCACGGCATCCTTGAGCGCACCGACCACTGAGGAGAACGCCTCGGCTTGCGCATACATACCAATATTGGTCAGAAACCTTGCCGGGCCGTGCCAAACCTCAATAATCCTGGACTCCTCATCCGTCATCGGCTGCGCCAGCAAATGCGTTTCCGAGTCACGGAACGAGGAGTCGAACCCGAACAGGTTCAGGCGCCGAAACCCCATTACGGCAGCAATGACCATCGCGGTCATGCCCACAGTCGGCCCACCACCAACCAAAGGCGCTCCCGGCGGCAAGTGCGGTCGCATTTCCTCCGCGCCGAAGTGATACATGATCGCCTGATCGCCCGCAGCCGCGAACACCGCAGGATGGCAGTGCGACGCGATCAGCCACGCTTGCAGCGGCCGGCATCCCTCGATGAACCGAGTGTTGCCCTCACGCATGTCCAGCATCACACCAAAGTCCGGCGTAATGCCCTCATTCATCAGCCACCGAACCGCGCCGTTCAACCCAAACACGGTGGCGCCATGCGCAACCATGTCTCGAATAAGCGGCAAATCATCTCGCGCAGAAGGCCCTGAACCTACGATCACGGCCACCCCATGCCGAGCCGGCGACACGTCCAACGTCTCCCTCGGCGTTTTCAGGTTCTCCCTGATCTGCGCCGCTGCCGTCGCCGCATCCGTGTTCGTCGCGATCTTGACCCGAACGCCCGGCCCAATCTCCAACCACTCCCGGCAATACGCCGTCATCCAAGCCTTGCGCGGGCCTCGAAAATGCAGCACGACGCCGCGCCGCGCAGCCTCGTCATCCGCCGGGTGCAATGGAGCGAGGTTGTATGGATCGCACGCGACCTCTGCCACAGTCAGCCGGCTAACCGCCAACGCATCTCGAAACGCCCTCTGGTCGTCGCCCCACTCCCCGCCGCACCGCTCAATCGCGTCAGCCCAAACATGCGCGACTTTTTCTGGGTTTGGAATGAAAATCGCGCCCATGTTGATGCGGCAGTCGGTGAACCGATCATCCACTGTCACCAGAATGTCCGCGTCCCCGATCAGCCAAGAGAACACCTTCGGATCAGCCGCCAGAACGCAGTCGGCTCCCGTCAGCAGTGTGGGAACCCCCGCGTTCATCGGGTCAGAGAGATAGTCGTATTGAACCTGAAGGAACGCCAACATCAGATTGTGGGGCAACCCATGGATCACATAGGCATCATCGCCAACCGATGGATCGTCCGTTAGCACCACATGCTTGTGGCCGTAACGCTCGCAGGACTCACGCAGCAAATTCAAGAATGGCGTGTAGTCCTGAAAGAACGGATGATCGGGCCGAGGAGCGTAGAACGATACGACGTTCATACCGGGTGGTGCTCCACCTTATGTTCCAAGGGTGCAAGATACGGCATCGCTTTCTTGCGTTCAACCCACGCCACCGTCGCTTTTGGCCCGACCGCTCGATATCCAGGGTGGACGCTCTCTGCCACCACAGCCCCCGCCGCAACCGTTGCGCCGGTTCCAATCCGAACGCCAGGAAGCAGGTTCGCGCCACTTCCAATCAGCACGCCATCCTCGATGATCGGCGCGTGCGAGCCGAGATACTTGTATTCCCCCAAGTTCGGCCACCGATCGCCACTCATCACAACGCCAGCCCCCAGCAAGCACCCGTCCCCAATGCGGGCGTTCTCAGCGACGAACGAACCGTCCATGATGCGCGTGTCATCCCCGATCACGGCACCAAAATTGATCGTTACGTTCCGTCCGATCACACACCGGCTTCCGATCCGAACGTCTTCCCGAATTGAAGCGCCGTCCCCAATCAGCGTGTCATCCCCCACGATCAAGCCGCCATACAGCGTCGTGTGGGGACCAATCTCGGTTCGCGCGCCAATCCGCATCCACTTCTGCGGATTACCCGGATGCGCCAGAGCCTTCATTTGCGTCGGTAAGTGCCCGACCAGAGCGAAGGGGTGGATCACCACCCCTTCGTCCAGAAGCACCCAAGATTGCACGGAGGCGAGTGGCGAAATGCGAACCGGGATGCTGCGTGCTTTTTCCGCTTCGGACAAGCGTGCAGCATTGGGGGGAACAAAACGCCATTCCATGTCCATTTCTGGAACCTCCGTGTAATCCATTAGGCCGTGGCTCCCTGCGCGACGGGCCACTGAATCAGCGCGAGAACCGTGGAGGTGGCCGAAGCCACCGTCGCGGCGTTGCTCGTGATGAGTTCAAGGACCTGCTTGCCGGAAGCCGCCGTGGACATCAGACGCCCGGCCGTCGCGCTGATATACAGCTTCACGGCGGGGTTGACCTTCACGGCAGTCTTCTTGATGACCGCAGTGCCGCCGACCTGATACCAGCCATAGAGGCCAGTCGTGCAGGCAGCCATGGCCACCGCGAGCGGCGCACCAAGGTTGGCGGTGTTCGGCACCAGGGTCGTCGTGCCAGCATAGGCGTTGTAGGACACAACCGAGCCAACAACCGTGGAAGTGACGCCCTTCAGGTAAATGAAGGTGCCAGCGCCATAGTTGGACCCGGACGCGCCGAGAACGTCCTGCGCGTTGACGACAGTGCCCAGCGGATGCTGAGCCGTCGAGGAAGTCTGGGCGATCGGCTGGATGCCCAGGAGTGGCGTAGTAGCGCCATACGAGTTAGCCATCGTCGGATTCTCCTTGCCAATCCATCAAGCCGTGATCACGCCCTGAAGGAAACGATTCGACATCGCCATATTCCCAGCCCAGGCGATGAGTTTGACCATCGCGTCCTGATTGACCGAGAAACGGTCGGGATCAAGCGGGACCATGTTGCGCTCCGAGTGCGGACGCAGGAACAGGTAGTTGGTGTTCAGCGCATACAGGTGCGAAGAAGGCGCACCCGAACCGCTGAGCCACGAACCGCCCGAACCAAGCACCGAAACGTTGCCGGCAGAGGTGCCCTGGAAGCCGCCGTCATACACCACGTCAGACGTGTGGAACTTCAGCGACTGGAAGCCGGCACTAGCAGTCGAATCCGACGCAATGCGCTGGATCGCCTGGAGCGACTCCCAATAGTAGCGGTAGTAGGTGTTGTCGCCGATCCACAGGTCCGGCGTGTCGCGACCGCGAGCAAGATTGAGCCACACGCGGTTCATCATCGTCTGCATCGTGGACGCGCCCGGAGTGAGCGAGTTCGAGGCAAACGAACCGACGTAGTTCTGCCAGAAGCCCCAGGTGCCAGCGGCAATGCCGCCCACAGTGCCGGAGTTGTTCACGTCCGCGACGAGCAACTGAAGGCCACCGATCTGCTTACCACCGCTGGCAGTGCCATCGGAGTAGCAGTCGTTGGACAGGTTGTTCATCATCGTCCGTTCAGCGTTGCCGATGCGGCTTTCGAGCAGATTGATCATCCGCTCCTTGCCGTCGTTCTGGAGCATTTCAAGCCCAGAAATCGACACCGCAACCGCAGCCTGCGTGATGGAATACTGCGCAGCAGTAAACACATCAGACGGTGAAATATTCAACGTATCGTAGCCGGAATATCTCTGGAAGGTCGATTGTGTTATCGCAGAACTGTTTATGCTCTGCTTCTGCATCTTGTGCCGAATCCTCGATGCAGTCCTGACTATATCTTCACCGTTGCTGCGGTGGCGGGCGCTCGTGGGGGGATTATTGTTTCCGCACCCCCTAGTCGATACACCTTCATCGGCCCTGGCGCCATAAGGCGTTACGTCCGACGCTTGGCTCGGGATTGCCATCATGTGAGAAAACGAGTATGATGCACTCGCTTTCTTCCGGCGATGGGTTTCCCCGAATTCACCCGCTGTTCTCTGAAAGGTTAACCGATGCCAAAGGGCGTTCCCAAAATCGTAACTGTTTGCGAAGTCTGTTCCATCGCATTTGAGCGCACGCCAGCATTCCACCGATCCGCCGAAGCGAAGGGGGGAAAGGTTAGGTTTTGCTCTCAAAAGTGCTTTGGAATAGCAAAGTCCGCAGGGAAGGTTGTCGTCACTCCCTACAAACCGAAGCAAGACTTCACTTGCGATGCGTGTGGTTCCGTTTTTCAACGGTGGCCATCCGCGATTCGCTTTGCAGAAAAACACGATATCGGGATTAGATTTTGCTCCAAGGAATGCCATGGACGAGCCCGCACGACGGGCATCCTGGAACTTCCTGCGCGGAGCGATGAGTCCAAACAACGCAGTTCCGACGCCATGCGCAAAACGTGGGGACGAACCCCACATCCCGACACGGTTATGAAATTGCCCAAGCAACGGAGGGCATACATCGCGAGAGGCACGAACTTCACGCCCGCCCAAAAGAGAGCGTGGATTGATTCGTGTTGCGCGCGCTGCGGTGCCACAGAGTCGCTTGAACTCGATCATATTATCTGTGTCGCGGCTGGCGGTGAGTCGGTGCGAGAAAACGCACAAACCCTTTGCCGTCCGTGCAACAGATGGAAGAAGGACCACGTTGATTTGCCTTTGGCTCGTAAACAGACCCCTTCAGGAGGCTAGTGGAAAACAACCGGAGTGTTTTCCTGTTCACCATTTTCCGAGTATTCAAGCTCCTGGACAATCGCCTGACCGCCATCGAACGGCTTGACGTTCGATTTCTGCTCAAGTCGATTCAGAAGCGCATTGTTTTTCGTCACGTTGTCCGCCAGCTTGCGCGAGCGGTTGTAGAGGGTGGTGGTCGCGATTTCCGACCACGTGGACGAGGGAGTAGCCATGATTGGCTCCTAGCGATCAGCGTCCGAATGCATCGGCGGCTGCGCGCGAAAGTTGTTCACGGAGGGACAGATCGCCGACTGCGCGGTGGTCGCCATGGCCGGTGCCTGGGGCTCCGGTGACGGGCGCTGCGGCTCGCTGCGCTTTAGCCGCACGGGCACGGGCCTGCTCTGCGCGCTGACGTTCCTGAGCCTGCCGCTGGGCCTCTTGGGCTGCGGTTTGGTCGGCCAAGTAACGTGAGCGCACAACGGGGTGCGCGTAAACGGCTTGTTCGTATAACTCAGCAAGCGCAGGAATGTCACCCCCTTTTCGACGGGCGAGTTCTGCGAGGTCGGCCATGGTGTCTTCCACCTCCGCAAAATACGGATGTAGAGGCTGGCCATCGGGACCGACTGCTGAGGCAAACTTCTGGATTTCGGACTGAACGCGCGTCGCGGCATCGCGCATTGAGGCTTCCTGTGCCGCGCGCTGGCGCTGTTCAAACGAGTCCACTTTCTGGACAACGCTCTGAAGAACCTGCTGAACTTCCGGCGGAAGCACGATCTGTCCGTTCTGCGCGGTTGGCTCTGGAGGCGTGCCATCCGAAGACGCCTGCTGGGCCGGACGATAGCCGAACTGCTGAAGGACCGCGCCGGGGTCGATGTTGTAGCCCTTCATGATCTGGGCCACAGTTGCCGCCGCGCTCTGCGGATTGGCCAGCGAGGTTTCGGTTTCTACCCATCCCTTGATGAGCGATGCCGGCGACATGCCGCGCTCACGCATGACCTGCTGATGCGGCTCGAACATCTGCCGGACGGGCTCGAACTCGCGAATGAACGCGGCGCGCTGCTGCGTTTTGTGCGTGTAGTCCGCTTCCATCTCTTTGTAACGACGGACAACGAACTCCTTCGCTTCGGGCGGCAGTTTGCCAAACATTTCCTTGTCGGCCGCGCGCCACGTCGGGGGCGGTTCGACTGCCGGCGACTTTTCGACTGGTTTGTCGGTAGAGTCCTCAGCCTGCGCAACCGGCTCGGAAGGCGCTTCGGGTTCAGGCGCTTCGGGCTCTGCGGACTGTTTCGGGGCAAACCTGCCACGTTCATCGCGCGGTTGGCCGTTTTCATCAACATCCTGGGATTCCGCTGGCACCTCGTTCTGCGCCGGGGCGGGTTCCTGTTCCATGGAAGCGAACGCAGCCTCAACGGAAGCGCGAATGCTGTCGTCTGTCGTTTCAGACATGAATGCCCCTTGTGTTAGAGCCAGCCAAGAATCTTGCTGCCGGCCAGTTTGATGTCAGCGATGCGTTGGTCTCGTTCCCGGCGCTCTTGCACCCAGGACTTTTGCGGGACGGCGGACTCGTTGCCGACCTCAACGTAGTTGTTGCGCGAAAGGAACTCACGGTGCTGCCGGCGCCCGCCAATGACGGGGGCGATTTTGCCCTGATCGGCACCGGCTGCCTTGTATGGCTCGATGTCACGAATGATCTGCATCCCCTCACCGACCTTCGGCTCTTGGGGAATGTTCGTGCCTTCGGTGATTTCGACCATGGTGTCCAGGTCGCGATCGTAAACAAAGGTTCTACGAGTCATTGTTGTCCTTCTTGGGCTTTACACCCGCAATGCGTTTCGCCAAAGCAAGATATTCGGCGCGCTCCTTCTTGCGCGTGGCAACGTCAGGAGTCCTCCGGTTGATCCCCTCCCGCTCCAACGTTTTCTCCAGCGCCAGAATCGCCGCGCGATACCTTTTTGTGTCCAGCGGCCCGTTCCTCATCCATCTGCCTCCGATGATGAAGCGCCCAATCAGGAATGCCAGTCTCAGGGTCGATCGGGCGGAACCCCATGACGCGCTCCGTTTCCTTGTTGAACTCAGCAAGTTGCGAAGCGAGGGCGGCAAAAGACGATCGATCAGACACGCTCATACGCCTCCTGAAAAGCGCGAGCGAGCGTCGCCCGACGCTGCGGAATGCCAACCGGACCAGCCGGCGCTCGGTTCAACTCCGCTCGCAAAACCGAGAACTCGATGCGGCGTCCGTGGCGCTCAACAACGAAAAAGCAGTGCTCGCCGTCGATGCTGCTTTCGATGATCTCGGTTTCAGGGTTTAGCATTACTCAATATCCCCCGCTGACCGCGTGACAGAACGCTGCGCCTGAACCGCGCGCTGAGCATCGGCTTCCGAAGCCTGGATCGCGAGTTGGGTCATGTTGCGCTGCTGTTCGGCATTGATGCGCTCGCGAGCGATCATCGCATCCTCTTGCGCTTTCTGGTGCTTCTGCCAAATCGCCATGCGTTCGGTCTGGGCTTTCTGATCCGTGTCGTGCATGTCGGCCTGGATTTTGGCTTGTTCGATCTGTGGATCGGGACCGGGCTTCGCTTGTGGCCCCTTGGGCGGCGTCGGCGGCATCCCGGAAAGCGAGTCGAACAACTGCTCGATGCTCTCTTCCATGGAACGCGCAATCGGGAAGCCTCGAACGCCGAACAGAACCAACTGCTTGCCGAACTCGGCCATGGCTGGATTGCCCATGGCGACAGGAACGATCTGCTGCATGAGCGGAAGAAGCGAGCCGATGAACTGAGTGCGATCGGCCCGGTCCTGTTCTTCGTCAACCGCGATGGTCGAGTCCGTCTCAATGTCCAGACGAAAGCCGGTCACACCATCTTTCTTGATGAGCGCCACCGCGTCGTCAAACATCTTCTGCTTCGCCGAGTTCATGGCGATGACCTGAGCGCGGGCCTGGGCGATCTTCTCCCACTGCTCATACGCCGGGTTCGGCATCATCTGCGGCATACCCGGCGGCTGCATTCCAGGCTGCATTCCGGGACCGGGCACGACGTTGCCGCCCTGCGGAGGCTGCCCCATCGGCTGCGGCGGGGCGGGGATTTCACGCGGAGGAGGCGGCTGAAGATCAGGAACCGGCTGCAACTCGGGATAGCCGGTGATCGCCGAAATCGTCGCTGGCGAGAAGTGTTCCGCCACCACGGCACCCACCAAACGAACCAGATCACGCGCAAAACGGGCCACACGCTTCTGTTCTGGCACCTGACGGCGCGTCGAGAAGGACGCTTTGAGTTTCTGTGCCGCAGCCGTTTCCATCGGCTGTGTCGCGCCACGAATGATGTCGCCAATGCCGGTGATTTCGTAGATGATCTGCTTGCAGCGGTCCCGCATGTCCTGAAGCTGGATTAGGACCTCGGCAACCTGCTTGATCGGCATCCACTGGATCATGTCGGACAGGCCGCCCTTCTGCGCGAAGGACATCCAATCCTCAACCGGGATCAACTTGTTCTCAGTCCCGTCGTCAACCAACTGCTGAAGAACGTGCTTTTCCGAGCCGGGATAAACGCCGGAAACCTTCAGCGCGCGGGCAAGGCGGTCGATCCGCGCCGTGAGCATGTCCAACTCATCAGCCTGATCCTGATACTCGGTGTAATCAGGGACCGGAACGCGCTTGTCCGTTGTCGTGGTAGCAAGCAGCGGATCGGGGCTCGGGAAAAAGTCAGGCAGCCCAAGGGGGTCATCAAGCTCATCAAGAATGAGGTTTGGCGTCCCTGGAGCCAGCCAAACGACCTTGCGCTTGGACTTGTCCCAGAACTCATAGACGATCGCCTTCTTGTAAACATCCGGCGGGGGCCATTCCTGCTTGCGCGACGTGTCGTGCCCCTTGGGGGTGTAGTCCAGATTGACCTTCTTCCCCTTCTGTCGGCCAAATCGGGCGATCAACTCATCGCGTGTCATGTAAGCGGCGTAGCGAAGCCACGACACCTCATCCCACGTCCTGGCCGGCGACTCACGGTAATCGCCCCAGAACACATACTTCAGCGCAGCCTCTTCATAGACCGGCATCTCAGGTTCGTCTTGTTCGGCCGCGCCGGCGGGCTGCATTGGCGTCAGGTCATCCCGCATAAACGCAGGCGCCCCACCGGAGGGACCGCCAGACATTCCGGCGATGCCGCCGCTTGCCGAAAGGCCGGTCAATCCGCCAAAAGCGTTCGCGCCTTCAGGGCCGAGGCCGGTCATCGCATCGCCCGGACCAGCGATCAGCGCGGGGCCTTGTTCGAGCGGTTTGAAGTTTTCTCCCGGCTCCGCAGAGTAGTGCGGCACATACATCACGCGCGCCACACCGCGCCCCGGCAGCAGACGATCCAGCACAACCGGGTTCATCACGCTGTCGAAGTCAGACCGATCTAGCGAATACGCGATAGCGCGTTCCAGCAACGTCGAAGCCAAACGCCCAACCGGGTCCTTATCCAAAAATCGCCGCTGAACCACAGGCTTTGGCGTGCGCGCGTAAAGAACGGGAGCAAGGGTTTGAACATTGGACCATAGGATGTTGAACTTGTGAACTGCGCGGGAAGGACCGTCAGGTCGCTCATCGCGATACCGCTGGATCACGCGGTCGCCACGACGGCGCCACTTGTCCTCTTCCTTTTCAGCGATCTTGTCCTGGCCCATCCAATAGGACCAAAGCGCCTCATCACCATCACCGAAATCCTTATAGGTTTCGGCTTGGAAGCCACTTTGCGTCCCGATGGACAGCGAGTCAGACATCCACTAAATCCTTCCCTCAAAGGGACCACGCGGCCGGGCAAGGCGCCACGCCTCGTCAAGCGTCATTTGCCCAATACCACGCATCGGAGTTTCGACGGAAGGCTTGCGATACCAAGGCCGAGCCATTACACAATATCTCGCTGCGTCAGCGGAATGATCTTCGGACTTGGTGTCGATATCTTCGGGGCGAATATCATCATGTTGCAAAACCGGCACCGTGCGGATGAAATCGACCGCCGTGTTGAACGCATACAGCATGGGGCCGCCATCATCGCCCAGCAGGCGGTCCCGCACCATCGTCCATCCGGCAATGCGCGAATTATCCGCCGGTCGGAGGGATACGCCATTGCGCCCCATGATCTCGGCGTGTGACGGGCCGCCATCCACTTTCCAACAGGCCGGGTCAGCAACGCGGAAGTCGATTTTTTCGCCGTATTCGCGCTCTCGAATCCCCCGCGCGATATCAGCCGTCGCCATGCGAAGGCCCTCGTTCGAGGAACCCTCCTTCGCGCCATACCACTCTCTATATAGTATCATCGCCCCCTGCGGGAATTGCCGCGTCCGCGCGTTCGGCGCCTCCCGATACGGCACATACACTGGGTTGCCGTCACTAACCGCCCACCATTGAGCGCAAAAAGGCCGGGCCGACCCCCAATCGAACCCCATGAACCGAACCCAATGCGGCGGGATTTCAAACGGTTCAATGACGTGCCGCTCCGTGTCGAAACAGTCGAAAAACGCGCCGGCAACAACGTTCCAATCGCCCGTGAGCCACGCCTTCACCAACGCCTCGGACCCAACGAGATACAGGCGATTGACGTAATCAGGGTCTCGCGCCAGCAGCGCCTTGTTGTCCTGAACCCGGCTCGGGATATACACATACCGATGCGATCCGCCGCTCGGCAGCTTGCGCTCCATCACCTTCATGCCCTGCGGCGCCGGATCAATGAACCGCCGCTTGATCCACTGATGACCAGCACCCCCAGGGTTTGCCGTCATCGTCAACTGCGTAGGCACACCCTTGACCGAACGCAACGCACCAAAAAGCATGTCGATCGGTGCGCTTGTGGAATAGTTGCCCGCCTCCTCGACTGCCGCGTCGCTCAGATTCTGCCCCTGATACTTCGATGCGTCTGCGGAACTTTCCAGTGGGCGAAACCGAATGCGAGCCCCGCTTTTGAACACAAACGTCTTCTGCTGCTCACGCCAAGACGCACCCAGCGGGGCGTAAATCTCCTTGGCGCGCTCGATCAAGTCATCAGTCTGCGGCATCTCCTGCCGAAAAAATACGGCGTTGACGCCAGAGCCGTATCTGCTCGCTTTGATCGCCCACTTGCCAAGAATGCCGTCTGTGTTGTGCGTCGCGATCATGGTCTTCCCGACAAGATACAGACCATCATCATGTGCGACTTTGATGCAGCGCATCGGAACGGGAGCAATTTTCGACACAGAGACGATGAATCTCCGGTTCACCGTTGGGCGCATCTCATCAAATTTCTGCCGCTCCAACTTTCTCGGCAAATGAAACGCAGGGAAAGGCGCCAAAAACTTGATACGCCACGTCGTCCCAACGTCCCGTCCGTTGATCGTCGCCTGCTTGGATCGAATCACTCCCTTAATGCCAAGGGATGACAGCAAATCAAGCGTGTCTTCGATCAGGTCAAGATTGGAAAACCCGATTTCGATTTGGCCTCGCTGGTCGCAATAGCCGTCCGTGTCCAAAATCCCACGCAACAATTCGCGCCTCTGTTCAAGCGAGGCTCGTAGGTATTGGGGGGGAATGCGTTTCACATCCGCAAGGCCAAGATGACGCAACTTCGTCGTCATTCCCTCAAATCGGACATCCACGAACGGCGTCTTTCTCGGCGGCTGATCATCCACACTCATCCAGGCCGGCGGGGGAAATTTGTGGGCCAAAACCTCCCAATCCGGTTGTCCTATGCCGATGTAACCGCCACGCTGATACCCGTCGCCCAGCCATGCGCCAAGCACGTAAGGATCAATCGGCAACTCGACAGCCGGCAATTCGATCGGACTCGTTAGAGCAATCGAGTGATTGACCTCCTTGCCATCCATCAAGGACGCCGCGATCTTCGCCGTTGTGCGAATACCCCCCGTCGATGCCTCCTTATACTCATGAAGACGCTCGCGGTTCCTTTTTGTCACATCCGCCGACACACCCGGCTTCTGACTAACCGCCTTGGCCCGCGACGGACGCGAAGCACGCCGCTTTGCGCGCCACTCCTCATTCGCCTTGGCAGCATATTTCCGTTCTTTCGCCGTCATCGTGTGCCAAAGATGCTCGGCATCAGCCAAGATCACATCGCCGGTATTGAACAGAACCTCATACGATTCAGGCGCCTCCATAATCGGAGACACCCACTCCACCTCGACAGGTTCCCCACGCGGAGAAAATACGCGATCTCCTACAGATACAGTCCCCATGGTCTTGTAGCCAGACGGATCAGTGTCGAGCGTAACCGGCACTAATGTCTCAGTCCAAAGACGCTTCCCTCCGCCTCGACTACCTCCGAAGAGCACTTCTGCTACAGGGCAATCAACATATGCTTTCTGTGGTCCTGACTGCGGGGACCAAACTACTTCATCTTTCTGCGGATTTAGTTTGAGGCCAGCCGCAGAGTGAAACTCAGGCGCCCGGTATGCCGCATCGGCAGCCCGCTTCTTGTATTCGCGCCCAGCGTTGGCTGCCGCTTGCCTGGACGTGAACCCGCTCACTCCTCAGGCTCCACGTCAATCGCGTCTTTCCTCGGCTTCGAGGCCGAATAAACCTCTTCCCAGGACTCGGCATCAAGCACTTCGCCCGACACGATCTTGACCTTGGCGCTCACATCCACGTCCACCTTGGCCACGAACATCTGCAAATGCTCGCCCAAAGCACGCCAAGCCGCAACGCGACTGGCCGGCGTGCTGTCCGTCTCCCCGCTGACCTTCTTGAACTGCCCACGCGCTTCCTTCAACAAACCATTCAGCACCACGTCCTGCGTCACCGCATTCTCGCGCGCCCGACGCTCTAATAGATAGACAAGCGCCTTCCCAACCGTGCGGTTCGCTTTCAGCGCACGCATCGAATGCGGAGACACGGGATACCCGGCCGCCTTCGCCGCCTCGCGATAGTCCATGCACTCGACCATCGTTGTCACGAACGACAACTGCTGAGGCGTCAGCGACCGCAACGGGCCACTGCCATCCTTCAAAAACTTCTCGATCGGCGTCGTCACGCTCCAAGTCTGCTGACCATTGCGCCACTTCGAGTTGCGTTCACGATCAAAGTCAGCATCATCCGCCTTGACGACCGCCTTCGTCGCCTTGGCCACATCCCCGATCAAGCCGTCGATTTCAGAGCCCTGATACTGCTTGCTCGAAATGCGAACGCGCGGCTTCTCGTCGCCACCCGATCGAACGCTATCCCACCAAGCCGCCGGCATTCGTTTCCCTTTCAGCCTTCTTTGCCTTCAACCGACGCATCCGATCCAGAACGCTCTCCTCCTGAACCTCCCCACGTAATTTCGCCAAATAGTGAAGCACCGCCGGAAGTTCCTTCAGTTTCTCCCGCTCATCGCGGCGCAGTTCCAGCGCCAGCTTCTCCGCACGCAAGCGAACCTCGGACTCCTCAAGCCCAGGCTCCATCTCCGCTATCTCATCCGCCAGCGCCGCCATGATCGCCATGGCCACGTCACTCGTTATCGCGTCACGGCGCCAAGCCCCCTGGTTCGGGACGATCCCGTCACGCAGTTCAGAATACGCAAGCCCGCGATCCTTCTGCTTCTGCAAGTGAGACCGCAGGCCGTTCCCCAGCAGCCAATATTTCGTCTCCTCCGGGAACCCGTCGAGCGCCCACTCCATGTGGCCCTCTGCCCCATCCGTCAGCAAAAGATGGCGCTTCACGTCGATTTCCGTTTTGAAAGCCGGCGACCCACGCGGCTTCATGGGCTTCTTCTTCGACGGCGCGCTATTCAAGGAACGCAGTGGCCTCTGAACAACTCTCGGTTCGACTTGTGGGAAACCTAGATCAACGCCGAAATCCATACCTTGCTCCCGCGTCTCGCTATCCCACAAACCACTCGCCACAGATGATATCCCTTGCGAACCGCTTCTTTATATGCCTCCCTTCCAACCCGGTGCAACCATCTTGCGGAGTTCTCCATGCCCGCTCCCATCACGATCACCGAGGAAACACTCCACATCGTCCGCCGGCTTCGAGAAAACAAAGCCACGCTCGACGTGATCGCCGAACGCATAGGATGCTCCAGAACAACCGTTACAGACATCCTCAATCGTCACGGCATCCCACGCAACGGCCGATCACCCCATCCGCCCCGCCCCATCACCACCCAAACCCGCCTCGACCCCAATCGAAACGCCCTCATCTACCCACTCACCCCCGAAGCCCGCGCGCTCCGGCCACTCAATAAGGCCGACGAACCACTCCCCGCCGGGCACCCCCTCACATGGGGACTCATCCAACCCCAAACCAAATACCCCCAAGACGCAACACCCAAGCTCCTGCGCCCAATCCAGCGCGAGCCAGGATGGACAGACCCTAATCCGTGGCGGGTTTGAGGGCTATATGCCCCCTTGCGTCGTTTCTTACGACGGCCATAAAATAAAAGCCTCCCGGTCGGCAAACCGGGAGGCTCAACAAGGTGTGCGGTGCTAGCCGCTCGCCTAACGCATAAGGACAGTTATGCTATGGCTATCAGCGACTTTAGCGGCCCAAACAACGACATGCAAGCGGTCGATCTATCCTCGGAACGCGGGAAAAGGGCCGTGGCCGCCAACTTAGCTAGAAATGAGTCTAACGTTCCTTACCCAACCCTAGACAACATCCTGACGATCTTTCGTCACGATCCAGCCCTTCAGGGCATTTCGCAACTCAATGAGTTCAACCAAACCGCATTTCTCATGCGGCACCCGCCCGCCATCGAACACGCGGCTCACAATCTTCCAGGCCCATACCCTAGGCAGTGGACCGACGTGGATAAGTCATTCATTTTGGCTTACATTCAAAGGAAATGGATCAGCAAGGCAACAATAGGGCAAATCGACGCAGCCGTTCATGCAATGGCCGCCATCGAAAGGTTTCACCCCATCAGAGACTGGCTCGGCTCTTTGAAGTGGGATGGCGTGCGCCGGATCGACACATGGCTACAAAACGCATTCGGGACTGAAGACACGCCCTACACCCGAGATGTCGGCATCAAAACGCTCGTCGCATCCGTTAGGAGAATTTTTCACCCGGGATGCAAGTTTGACCACATGCCAATTCTCGAAGGGCTTCAGGGAATCGGAAAATCAAGAGCTATTCGGGTTCTCTACGGAGAAGCCTATTTTTCCGACTCAATAACACACGACCTCTCGTCCAAAGACGCGGCCATCAATCTAAGAGGCGTGTGGGCTGTTGAAATGGCCGAAATCGGCCAACTTCGCCGCAACGAGGTTGAGGTCATCAAGGCTTACATAACCAGACAAGTCGATAAATTCCGAGCCCCATACGACCGAGAGGACACAATCCGCCCGCGCCAAAACATTTTTTGGGGAACCACAAACGCATCAACATACCTTCAAGACGCTACAGGGAACAGGCGCTTTTGGCCAATATCATGCACTCGATCAAACGTGGCATGGATCATCGAAAATCGCGATCAATTATGGGCAGAAGCAGTCGCCGTCGAAGACGCCGGTGAACCACTATGGCTTGAAAACGAAGACTCCGCAGCCATCGCACACGAGGTCCAAATCACTCGCGTTGACGACGAAGATGTGTGGGATAGCAAAGTCGCAGAATACGTATCCAACAAAGAAACCGTGGCCATCTCAGACTTCCTGGAAACAAAACTCTCCATCTTCCCAGGGCAACAAGACAAGCGGCACCAAATGCGCGTCGCCGCCATCCTCAAACGCCTAGGGTGGGAGCGAAAGACCATGCGAATGAACGGAGCAGTCACCAAAACGTGGGTGAAAAAAGACGCTGTTACCACCTAAGAAGCCAAGAGGTGGTAACGAGAGGCCAAGAGGTGGTAACACAACAAACGTTCCCCGCGAGCCACGGAATCCCATTTTCTGAGAAAAAAGGTGGTAACAAACAATAGGTGGTAACGGGGGTGGTAACGCCCCAACCCACTGTAACTGTTATGTTGTTACCACCGTTACCACCGTTACCACCTATATCATCACTATGCACACGCGCACGCAGGATAGGGGGTTTTGAAAATTAGGTGGTAACGTGGTTACAGTGGTAACAGATGGCCCATCCGCGATGCGATCCGTAGTGAGCGTGCATGGGACCCGGGACTCCCAGGCCGGGAACCCGCGGCCGGTTTTTGCACCCCCCGGGGGGTCTGCCCATGGCGTGGGAAATTCGACACCCCCCCGGCCCCTAGCCTGCTGACGCCGGCCTCGGCGCCGGCCAAGCTGTCACTCTACGCACGCCATGCCGTTAAGCCGCCTTAGCGGTGCTGACTGGCAGGGCGTGGGAAGCCGAGGCGAGGCGGCGCAGGGCGGTGCGAGGCAGGGCATGGGGCGCAGCGCTGGCGCCAACCAGGCAATTCACGCATTGGTTGCGTGGAACCTTGCATACGTATGCAAGGTCGGCGATGCGGGGGAAGGGGCGCCGACA